TCTTTTATTGGTGCGATCATTTGTTTATATAACTCCTATCATCTAGTTCTTGAGGTAAGTTACCTTTTGTTATTTGATCCTCTGTCCACAGGAAAGCACTAGCATTCCACAGTATAGCACCTGCGTGATCTTCTGATTCATCTCCTTCGTTCAACGCTAACAGATGTCTATTCATACTGTCTATTAATCTACTGAGTGGGAATCCGTTGTGCCAGTTGTTGTCTCCGTAGAGTCTTCCTCCTTCTTCATATCGTTGGGCAAGGGATCGAAGGGCGATTGGAGGAATAAGGCTGAATCGTCCTCGTCCAGTAGCCCTGTCACGCTGTGCACCTGTGATGTAATTCTCCTTTTGTCCGCTGTTTGGTAGTTCTTTGGTGTCCATAGTTTTGTTATTTGTTTTTGTTTTTTATTGTATTCTTCTTTTCTTAGTAGTCTTGCCATCCAAGCATTTGTTAAAGCATCCTGTTCTGTCTGTCCTTTCTTCTCATACAAAGCTACAACAGATTCCCAAGTGTATCCGTTATCATTCAACCATCTCTCAGCTGCAACAGGACCGACTCCTTTGACTCCACTGAATCCATCCGTAGAATCTCCCATCAATGTCTGTATCAAATGGAAGTTATCTGCTTCTTCTTCTGTGGGTTCATGGTATTCTTCTCTGTTATAATCGTAGAAGATTCCTGGTACACTCTTGAAGTCCTTGTCTATACTAACTATGATTCGCTTGTCTTGTCTGTTAGGATACTCAGTAGCTAAGATACTTAACACATCATCAGCTTCTATGTTAGCCCACAGTTGTGCGTCTAGTTCATTAATCATCCATTCCTTCATAGGTTTTAAGATGACAGGCAGTACTGACTTTCTTCTGTTAGACTTGTAGTCAGGGAATAGTTTCCTTCTGAAGTTTGCTCGGTCACTAAGTGCTAACACTACTTCATCTGCTTTGAGTAAGTCTTTGAATTGTTCTATCCTTCCAATGACTCTGTCCTTTGCTACTGTCATGTCTGCGTGTACAGTCCACAGTTCTTCTTCCCATTGTATATTTTCTTGTGCTATGATTGACGATTCAAATGCTAATACATCTGCGTCAATTAGTATGGTTGTTTTACTCATAGAATATGCTCCAGTTCTGTTGGTATTTTTTATATTTTGATTTACTATCTGGTAGGATGTTTAACTTTAGTGTTACTCCTTTTATTTCTTTTCTTGGTATCATCCACCAAGTTTGCTCAGGTATAATGTAACAGCCTACAACATCTATTGTTTCACACATAACATCCTTACTCTTACATCCTGCTCCACTATTTATACAGTATGTATTAACAGATGACTTCCTGCTTGAAGCTTTGATCTGAACTTTTAAAGTACCTGCTGGACAAGTAACAATAAAGTCCCAAGGCATGGGTGTGGTAGGTAGGTGCGGTTCAAAGTTTCTTTCTAAACACTCTGTTGTAAACCTAGACTCTGCTATCGCTCCTATTCGTTGTGTGTTAGATGAGGGCATAGGAAATGTTAGGTCAACTGTATCGTACAATTCAGCAACCTTCAAGTAGTAATCGTGTTCAAGTTCTAGTGTGTCTCTGCCCATGACTTACCTATCTTATACTCACCATCCATAGGACAGTTCAACTTTAAGTCTTTACCTGCTGCTTGGATTGCTTTGATTGCTAACTCTCCATATGTCTCAGCGAGGTCAGGTTTAACTTCAGCTTGGAACTCATCGTGGATATTACCTACAAAAGAATACTCCCTACCATGTTGCCATCCTAACTCCTGTAGTTTGTTTTGTAGCTTTATAAGTGCTACCTTCATAACCACAGCACCTGCTGATTGAAGTAACATATTAAGTGCAGCGTGTTCTGATCTGACAGGTAATACTCTACCATCTAGTCCTGTTAAACAAGCAGAGCGTCTGACTTTCTCCTCTATCTTTATCTTTAATATCTTTAACGCAGGTAAGTTAGACAGGAACTTCTTCTTTAAGATTGCTCCTTCTCTTGCTGAACCTTCCACTATCTGTCCAATCTTTGCGTCACCTGCACCGTATAAGAATCCATAGATGAATGTCTTAGCTTGGTCTCTCGTCTCTAACTTAGCAGCTTGTTGATTAACTGTGTGGATGTCACCCTCTAATATATTCCTAGCGTACTCACCACCATCCCAAATAGCTAGGTAGTGTGCCAGCATTCTTAACTCTAACCCACTAGCGTCAACACCTACTAATACATTACCGTTAAGTGGGATGAATAAACTTCTACACTCCTCACCATACTCTGCTCTTGTAGCTGGTACTTGTGCTAAGTTAGGTTTGGAATGTGTACATCTACCTGTGACTGCACCGTTTGTATTGACTCGTCCGTGTAGCCTCTTATCTTTAACTAGTTTAAGCCACCCATTCTCGCCTTCAGCCAATGCTCCTAGTCTTTTTACGACTAACAAATATTCGAGCAGAAGCTCGGCAGCTGGGTGGTTTATCTTTTTAAGAGTAGGTTCATCAACCTTTATAGTCTTACCGTCTTCACTGACAGGTATCTCAAATCCTAGTTCTTCAAAGCGTTCTTTGATCTGCTTCCTGCTACCAGGATTAAAAGGTATGATCTCCTCCTTTACATCGAGTGCTTCAGCTTTGTTAACTAAGTTCTGTACCATACCTCTCTCTTTTAGTATAGCTTTTAACTTTGCTTTTGTAGGTGCGTTAATTACTTCAACTCCGTCCGTGCGTTCAACAGTTAATGTGTATCCCTTCGGAGTCTTCATCTTCTTAACGGTAGGTTCAAACATCGCTTGTAGTTTATCTTGTAGCTTTGCTCTTAACAGGATCAACTTTTGTTCTAACACTTCTGCTGCTGATATATCAAACCCAAACCCTTTGCTTTCCTGTAAGCGTATGATGTAAGCGAACCAATGTTCTATGTCTACCATCTTCTTACTAGGTTCTTTACTTAGGAAGTGTTCGTACAAGGTCTTAGTAACAAGGACATCTCGTTCACAGTACTTCTTCATCTCTTCATTGTAGCTGTCCCAAGCGTCCTCATTCTCTCCGTAAGTAAGCTTTAACATCTTACCCATCCTGTGTCCCCAAGCTTTCAAGCTGTGACTACCAACCATCTTAGGATCAAAGTCCTTTCGTTTGAAGTCATCCTCTCTAAGGTCAGGGTATATACACCTACTCATTACCAATGTATCTTGTACTTGTGCTAATGGAGGATAGAAGTCATACAACTTAGCTAACACAGGTAGGTCAAAACCTACGATGTTATGTCCGATGATCTTGTCAGCTTTAGCTAACATCCTTGTTCCTTCTTTTATCCCATCACCACTAAAGGTAATCATCTTACCTGCTATCGGATCGTAGATGGATAAGCAATGGCAGACCTTTAGGTCACTCAGATTAGTGAAGTCCTCAATGCCATTTGTTTCTATATCAAAGAATAGTATTTTCATTTGTCCTCCTTCATTTGTTTAAGTGTGAAAAAGCTTTTGTATTGAGGATGATCGTGTGCGAAAAGCCTAGCATAGTAAGCTATATAGTTGTTCGATATTTTAAATTTAGAACCACTAGTCTGTATCTCAGTATGCCATCTGATTTGATTCATTATTGCCCAGTGAGAATATTTTTTTCTACCAGTCGCAATGACTTGCATTGTGAACTTTTTAAATAATTCATATACTTCTGGATTCTCATTATGCCAAGCCCACCATTTTGGTTTTATATCATTCATATTATTAAAACGGAATCGATCCGCTGTTGGTTGTTGTTGTTTTGTCTTTGAATACATCCTCATCTTCTGTGTACCTGCCACTGTCTTGATCGTATAACAATGTAGTAGCAAGCCCAGTCTCACCTGAGAATCTATTCTTTAAGACTCTTACTTTTGTTTCGTTATTGTTTTCTTTTTGTTGATTTCTCTCCAATCCTATTACCATATCACTGAGTTGTGGTATCGAATGACTACCTCTTAGGTCTGATAACCTAGTGACTCCACCCTCTTCATGTCCTCCACCATTCGGTGGTCTTCTAAGGTGTGACACAAGTACCATTCCACATCCTGTCTCTTCCACTAAGCTTCTAAGTTGTGTCATGGTATTATCAATTAACCTTCGTTCATCATCGCCTTGGATACCACTAACTACAATAGATAGATGGTCAAGGAATATCCACTTGCAACCTAATCCTTTGCACAGGTACTTGATCTTACTTAATAAGTTATCACTCTCCGTACTTCCGAAGTGGTCATAGGTATAGAAGTTCTTGTTACCCATAGTCTCATCGAATGCTTTGCGTAACTCCTCCTCCTTCAGATCATTCTCTAGGTGCAACGGTTTGTTTAGATGGATGCCCATGATGCCAAGTGCAGTTCGTCTGACTGATTCTTCCAGTGCTATATAACCTACTGTCTCGCCAAGCTCAAGGAGATGGTGACATACTTCACGACAGAACAAGGACTTACCTATCCCTGATCCAGCACAAAGTGTTACCAGCTCCCCTCGTCTCAGTCCGTGTGTCATAGTGTTGAGTGAAGCATACGGATAGGGCTGACATTCAGAGGTGTCCTCCTTTATAACTGCTTGCCATATGTCCTCACCACTAACTATCCCATCAGGTCTATACTCTCTAGCTTGCCACAAAGCTGTCACCAACTCCTCGCTACGCTTTGCCACTAACATATCGTTAGCATCTTTAAGAGGTAACTCTGCAATGTGTGCTTTCCCTGGTGTCAATAGTGCTGCACATTTAGCAGCTCCATCTCGTCCTGGATCATCATTATCAAAGCAGAAGATTACCTTCTCAAAGGACTCCAACCAATCGATAGCTTGTGATACATACTTCTTTGCTCCACCTGCTCCGTTAGGT